GAAAGCTCTATCCTAAAGTGTCACGTTCAGGTAGGAGAAGCGAGGCACTATGCCACGTTCTTCTGCTCAAGGCCACGAGTCCTTTATGGTTCGGGGCCTTTTCATACTTTCTCAGCAATCCTCAGTTTGCTTGCGGGAACCGTCCATTTCCCCTCGTAGCCGTACACGGTGACGTACATAGCCTTACGGCCTTTCCCGAAATCACGGGGATACGGGGCACAGGAGGCCGTAACGGTGACGGTTTGGCGTTCGCCGCCTACCTTTGCTCGGTAGAGGAAACGACGCCCCGGAATTATCGATGCCAAATCAGGACATTTTAGTCTGATGTCGGGGAGGGCGTCACTGTCCACGGTTCACCGCCTCCCGCAGTTCCTTGCCCGGCCTGAACTTCACGGCCTTGTGCGCGGGGATGGGGATGCTTTCCCCGGTGCGCGGATTGCAGCCTTGACGTTCGGGCACATCCACGACTTCGAACACGCCGAAGCCCTGAATTTTCAGGGAGCCGTATTCAACGATAGCCCGTTGGAGCGTATCCAGTACTTGATTGACGACACGTTCGGTCATCATGATCGAGTTCATGGTGCCCGTGGTGTCTGAATTTCGAAGCATCCTGACAAATTCGGCTCTGTTCATGGCGTTACCTCAAAAGAAAGGCCCGGTGGTGAGCCGGGCCGGGGTGGTTATCGTACTTGCAAGCTGTATGTCTTCACCAGAATTCAGCACGATTACCTCTCAAACAGAATGGGCTCGGAATAACCGGGCCCATGATTTTATGCGGCTCCCTGCCGCTGTTCGCCTCGCTGCGGTGCCTCATCTTCACAAGAAATATCCTTCGGCTTGTCGAGTTCCTTGTTCTTATCAAGAAACAACTTTTTCAGCTTCCCATAATCCTTGTGTGTCTTAGGCACGCCTACTCTATACCAGTATGCGGTAAGTTCGTCCTTTGTTGCGATTGACTGCATGTCAACATGGATTCCGTCGAAATCGACATCAACAGGGTATGTTTTTGGTGGCTGATGTCCTGCGGGAGGGGGTGATACCGGGGCATCAACACCGCTTTCCAGCCATTGCAGGATGGTTTTTCCTGTATCTACAGTGGGTACAAACACTTCTCCATCAAAAAGGCTTGTACGGTCTTTGCTGGCACTGGCAACATGCTTGTCAACGTCGATGTCCAGCACCACGGTGAACTCATACTCGAGCCCATCCCGCTGAACTGGGGCAAGCCCAACCTTGACGGGCTTTGTCTTCCCTGTACGTTCATCTTTGACAACTTCGTAGGCCGTCTTTGTCCGCATAGTAGCAATGATGTGGCACGTTGATTGAAGCATGGCGTCTACCAAGGCATTGTGCTGAGGAGTGATGTCGCGCCATGCCGTGAAGTCATTGCGCTGCCCGCTCTTGCGCTTATCCACCTCTTCCAGCAAGCCGCCTTGTCCGGCCCATGCGTGGGTCAGGCTGTCGATGATGATGGTTCCATATCCAGCGCGTTCGGCCTCATGGATGGCTTCAACGTACTTTTTCGGCGTGTACGGAGGCTCGATCTGGCACACGTCGTACTCGCACAAGCTGCTATACAGCTCCCCGCTCCCGCGTTCGGTGTCGATCATGGCGATTCGACCGCCAAGCCCTTGCGCGATAAGCAATGCGCTGTAGGTCTTTCCAGCCCCCGAAGGGGCGCACAATGCGAGGCGAAGTTTTGCCTTTTTTCTTTCTGCACGCTTGAACATATCAATCTCCTTTTCACCGGGGTTTCCGGGAACTAAAAAGGCCCTTGTTCAGGGCCTTCATTGCTATTCTTCGACATCATCTTGCCAACAAGCGGCATCATGCGCCTTGATGAATTCAATTGCCGCCTTGTACGATTTCCCATGTTGAGAATCACCATGTTCTTCTTCAACCTTCGCCGCAAATTCTTCGAGCGTACCGTAGAAGCAACCACAACGGACATGGATAGTCCGTTCGGTCTTGGTCACATATGTGATTCCCTGTCGGGAACCGATAGGGCCAAAGGACAGAATTTTACCTGCGGCATCCCGTAGGTTGGCACCCAGTAGGTTGGCACCCAGTAGGTTGGCACCCAGTAGGTTGGCATCCCGTAGGTTGGCATCCCGTAGGTTGGCATCCCGTAGGTCGGCACCCAGTAGGTTGGCACCCAGTAGGTCGGCATCCCGTAGGTCGGCACCCAGTAGGTTGGCACCCCGTAGGTTGGCATCCCGTAGGTTGGCACCCAGTAGGTCGGCACCCAGTAGGTTGGCACCCCGTAGGTCGGCACCCAGTAGGTTGGCACCCCACAGGTTGGCACCCCACAGGTCGGCATCCCGCAGGTCGGCATCCCGCAGGTCGGCCTTTTCACCGCCTTCTTCATTTTTCAGCCATTTTGCATGACGCTGTAAAACCTCTATTTCTTCTTTCGTGAGTTCGCGCATAATTCCACCTCAATATGTTTTAAAAATGCCCCTTGTCGGGGCCGTGGTATTCGGGTTCATCGGGAATCGTGCGGTCTACGCTTTCCCTCTCCGCGTCGTACATATCTGCTTCGGGCTTCATCACATCCCTCTCACCCATTCGCATGAGCCGATGAAGATCGCCACAACCACGAGGACCACGCCCAACGCCCACGGAGGGGGTGCCAAACGCTCGCGCTGAGGTGGCATTGGGAACCGCTTCTTGCCGGGAGGGGTTACGTATACTTCCTTGATCATGCCGCCGCCCTCCGTGCCATGATTTTGAGGTAGTTGGCCTTTGCCAGAAACGACCGTGCGGCGTTCTCGCACGCCGTGACCAGCGTTTCGGCGGTGTAGTATTCCGCGCAAGACGAGCAGATCCAGAAGTCGCGGTGCCTCCTGAGCTTCACGGCCTTGTCGTACTTGAGCTTGCAGTGCGGGCAGAAAATGGTGCCGTTCATGCCGCGTTCCTCCTCTTTTCCAGCTTGTCCCGATACAGCGCGTACCTGTCGTGAAGTTCTGCGCTTACCCATCCCTCGCAGTCGGTGATCTTCTTCGGGTCGATGGCAACCTCGGCATCGGCAAGCATGATGCCGAACCGTTCCTTGATGTCCTTCACCATGTCCGAAGAGATATTGCACAGCTGGTCGCTCTCGAAGTAGCGGGCGCAGGTGGCGCATACGTGGGGCTCATCTTCAGGTTCATATTCGTAGGGGTTACGCATGGCTGTATCCTCTTGGTTAAAGTTCGTTCCGGAGTCCCAGAACCAATGAAAAAGCCCGGCGTAGTTCCGGGCTTCGATGATTCAAGGCAAGCACCCGACGGGGCCAATCCCCGCCGGCGCGCGCTCCCATGCGGCACATCTCAACGCATGGTTCGGCGCAACGCGCATTGTCGCTGCGCCTCTCATGCGGGGCGGTGAATTGTCAGAAAGTCAACTGACCGCCCGGATGTAAAAATTCGTATTTCATCACGTTTCACGGCCCGATCTTTGTGTCGTAACCGTGTATGCTCAGCCCTTGTTTGGACGCCTTGCCGGGAGTTCCGGGTACAACGCCTCAATGGGGGGCTTCTTCGCTCTGATTGTCTTCACATCACCCCATTTCCTGCCGTCGCGTGCTTCCCGCTCCCAAAGGCTTGCGCTTGCCGAGCTCGTACTTGTTGGGGCTTCCTCCGTCCGGTTCCAGCTTTCAGCGGGCCGTTGCCGCGCCGTGTTCGCCTTCCCCGTTCGTCGTGAAGCTACAATACCAACTGGTAAAAAATAGGTCAAGAATAAAATTCCCAATAGGTAAAATGTGAGGTATAAAAATACCGCCGACACCATGAAGGCATCGGCGGTCACGTCCCATAGGGCACAAAAAAGCCCCTCACGAGGAGGGGCAACGGGAGGCTCCGTTAAGGTACTAATGGATTAATATTCATATTAGATAGTTCGGTGATATTTTTATTTGTAAAATCAACTTGTTGAATAGGGTTTGTCTTGATGCCCATATTTTTTAAAATTAACATCATTTCATGATGATGTTTCAATGCTGGATTATTTTCTATATTTTTAAGTAATAATGACATTTTATAATGCTTTTTGTCGATTTTCATTAGAGTAAACTCCCATTAGTCATTTCTCTAGTATGTAAAAATAATTGATAGTTATATTTTGATGAAAAGTCAATCGCAAGTCTATTATATTCTTTTACTAATCTATATAATTTAAGGTCGTCTGAATAATCTTCAATCTTTAGCTTTAGATCTTCTTGAAGAGTTTTTATTCCTATATGTCTTCCATGTATATGCCAATGAGCATTATCACCTAATATTCTAGCTATTTCTTCAGCTCTATGCTCTTTTTCTTTAAGTGTGACTTCGGTATTTGTTTTACTATGAATTGTCCATTCTTTAAATTTATAATTTACGAGCCATTTTTTTAATAGCGTTACGGTTATATTTCGTGCTTGTTGATAAAAATTTAAATCAGCAAGATTTAAATTTAAAGCCATTTGTAACTCTACTGGACTTATGGGGTTATTAGAATCTTTATTTAATGATTTTTTACATATTGCATCAAATTGATCTAAATACCCTTGTGCAGGAACCCATTGTCCATTAGACAATACTTGAGGATCTATAGGGCCTAATGATGAGGCAAAATTCATATATATTTTGTCGCCAGACATGCAAAGAATAGTACCCGCTGAGTATGCATATTCATGTACAATAAAATATACTTCATCATAGAACCTACGCATCACCTCAACCATTATCTCAGCCATTTCTACACTGCCGCCATTTGTTGTTAAATTGACAGCAAGAGATTTATGTTCTTTCTTTCTAGCTAATTTTTCAAATTCAGTGGTAAAGAATGTTCTGTGGTTAGGGTGAATACCACCATAAAACAAAAAAACATCAGACTGGAGATGTTCTTCTAGTTTAATACAATAATTATTCAAAGCTTCATATGCAACTTTATCAACTGGACCCATTGCATCTCCCTCCTCCCCGCTCCGGCGGGGATTTTCATTTGCTACATAAGGCCGCACACATCATCAGCAAAAGCCCGTCAATATCTGTGGCAAGACCGTACAGGCAACCCTCAATCATACTGTTTATGTGGTTAAACGGCGTATCTCCGCCTTGACGGAAGTCGGTGCGGATACCAAAGATAGGAAGCCCTTTGGCGTAGGCGTACCCAATTTCCCAAGCCGTGCCGTCATCAACCTGAGTGCCGTCAAGCAGGGCGACAACACAGGTACTGCAATCAATGGCGTTTCGACACGTATCAAAGATAAGGGAGATTGCCCCCGGGCCAGCGGCTTTAATTTGGTCTGAGGTGAGCAAGTCTCCCGGCCAGACCACAGAGTGCCCTGCTGCACGCAGTCGCTCGGAAAGTTTACCGTGCCACGACCGTTCCGCATCTGAGAAAAGGGGTCCAGCCTGATAGATTTTATACATGCGGCTCTCCACGGTTATTTGCAGCTCACGTCACTCCACGCCCATACAACCCGACCGACGATGGACTTGTTCCAGTCCCCCTCGAAGTCTTCCATTAAGCTGTAGACCTCGGGGGGATTCTCGGCGGCGTTGTCCGAATAGTAGGTGATGCGATAGTCGCGCTTTTTCGGCTGGTTTTCCGCTGCCACGCGCTTGATCTTTCCGCTGCCGTCGGCGGGATCGAGGACAAGCATGATTCTTCCCTTAAAGTTCATCACATCCTTATCCTGCCTATCCACCAGCACAATATCCTGCGGCTTGAGCGTGGGAACCATCGAAGTTGAATGCTTTCCGAGCATGACGGCGATCAGATCGCGCTTGTGTTGAATGGCCCGCTGGTGACGCCAGACGAGGAACCACGAGATGAGTTCATTTTGCGGAATGATGCCGGGCCCCGCGCCAACTTCTTCCACAAGGGGAACGGCGAGGTAGTCTTCATCCGGGGGAGGGGGGAGCGTGTCCCCAGCCGGGGCTATACGCGCGTCAACAAAGCAGACCTCTTTACTTTGGGTAACGGTTGGATCGGAAAACCCTACACCAAGAAAATCTAAAAGAGGTTGTATTGATGTAATAGTAGGTACACGCTCACCTTTTTTCCAGCGAGTGATAAGATTCGGGTGAACGTCAAGAGCCTCAGCTAGTTTTTTGGCGTTTCCACATTTTTCGATGGCCTTATCCAGTAAGGCCAAAAATTCAGCGTAAATATCCATAAAAATTTTTTACCAGCTGGAAAAAAGAATTGCTACCACCAATAGGTAAATTATGTTGACTATAATTTTACCTACTGGTATTTAGTTCTCATGAAGAACGAACTTTCCCACCCTAGTTTTTACGGCTTCACAATCACTGACGCGGCCGCACGCTCAGGGCTTCCTTATGTGACGGTGTGGAGGCATTTCAAGAAACATCGCGTTATAAGCCCTGAAGCTGCCATTCGTTATAATCGTTTTTTGGGTATCCCCCTCTCATCTCTCAGGCCCGACCTATGGCCTCCAGCCGCCCCCAGCACTCCCACCGAACTCGAAGAGGTGAGCCATGCTGAATAACTTTTTCCTCGCCGTTGCCGTGGGGCTCGTCATGCTTGTCGTTTTCATGCCCAGAGACTAGCCCCTCCGCGCACCGCCGGGCCACGGCTTCTGGCGTGGGGTAGTCCTCGGCGCGGTAGCACTTCCAGCTGATGGTCCCGCCGGACAGGATGCGGACGCGCCAGACAGGGCCGCGCAGGGTGAGGAGTAGGTGAACTCTCATACCATTTTACAGGGAAAGAAAATGAAAGACCGCTTTTTGACCAAAGGATTCAGCTCCGAGCAGATAGAAAAACTCCGTAAGTTTGACTGGAATAGATGGAAATTGCTCAAAATCATGTGGTTTGTCGGATGGAGGTTGGCTATCCCGCTGTACCTGTTCGGCACTCTCGCTGCTTGGGATATTCTCCCCTGGAATTGGACGACGTGGCTGCGGTTCACAATCATCGCCGTATGGCTCGCCCTGACCATTATGGCGACGATACTCTTCTTTCTCGTCTTCGGGATGGCACAGCAAGAAGCGAAGACGCTTTGCCCGCATTCAGATGAATAGCATTTTTCCATGCCCCCATTAGAGCATGGGGATACACCAAGGAAAATGATCGATGAATACCCAAGATTATAACACGTTGACCGAAGTCATTGAGTCCATGATCGATGAAGGCGAAAAGCCGATAAAAGCTATCGCCGCCGAGATAGGCAAGCCGTATCCGACTCTCAAGCGTGAGCTGAACCCGGCTGACGACGGCGCGAAGCTCGGAGCGGACGCACTACTCGGCATTATGGCCTCCTGTGGCTCAATCGCGCCCTTGGAATGGCTGGCGGACAGGCTCGGTTATGTCGTGAAGCCCAAGGAATGGGCAGAGCCAGACAAGCCGACTTGGGAGGGAGAATCCGTGGACGATACCATATGCTGCGGGAAGATGGTCATGCTCATGCAGGAAAAAGCGCATCCGTCCATCGTCTCCAAGGCTGCGGAAGAATGGAAGGACGAGATAGACCAGACGAACACTCGGTATAGGCGAGATTACAACCAAGCGAGGCAGTAACTATGCAAAAATGCCAGCTTTGCGGAAGGTGGATCAGGGGGAAAAAGGCGGATCATGTTTGTCCTCCGCCTCTTGACCCCCGTACCTGCCCCATATGCGGACAGGTATTCACCCCGCTTAAGGATTCGCAGATATGCTGCTCAATAAAGTGCGGCAGGATAAGGCAAAAGCGGAAAAGTTACGAGCGGGTGCGTCAGTTCAGAGAGAAGGAAAAAGAGGATAGGGAGACAAGGCGTTGTGCCATATGTGAGGAAGAATTTATCCCGCGTAGTCACAACCAATTGGTATGTGAAAAGCAATCATGCAGGGCAGAATACAAGAAGCGGTATGATGCGGCCCGATACAAAGGGGATTTTACTCCTGCACCTTGGTACGGGCAATTCTGTATGCCCGATCCTTACCAAGGGAAGAAGCTGTACTTCGACGGGCTGCATAGCGTCCGGGGGAGTATGCCGGGAAGGTCCGCAGATCCGGTTCTGGGGTTTTGATATGTCGCTCCATTGCCGTCACCGCCTCCCTACGCCGCAAGCCGCAGGGTACGAGACGAAAGAGGCATTGCTGGAGGCTATCAGCGCATTTCCGCACTTGAGGCCATGCCCAAAAAGCTAACTGGTGGTGGCTCGACAAGAAGCGATGCCAAAAGTGCCGGAACAGGGTTGAAGTGAAACTTGAAGGGAGAGAGGAAAATGGAAGAACAGAAAACGCTTACGCCCGTTAAGGCAATTCGCGCCAAATGCATTGAGTGCTCGGGTGGGAATAGAAGCGAGGCCGATAGATGCCAGATCAAAGACTGCCCGCTGTATGCGTACCGCCACGGGAAAAATCCGAACCGGAAACCCCGCGTGATGACAGAAGAGCAACGCGAGAGAATGCGGGGTAATCTGCAAAAGGCCAGAGAAAAGCGGTTTCAGGAATCGGCATAAGCAAAAGAAAAGGCCCGATGCGGGAACACCGGGCCAAACACAGAAATCTAGCATGTGCAGAGAAAATATGTACGAAATGGACAAAGAAGTCAAGGGAGATAGACATGAGCATTGATGCAACTCGTTGGGCTTGGAGCCTCCAAGGGATTCGACCCACTCAAAAGCTGGTGCTCCTGTCTCTTGCCGATAGAGCAGGGGAGAATCATGTGTGCTGGCCTTCTCTTCAACGGCTGGCATTTGATACCGGTCTTGATGTGAAGACCATCAGAACGTGTCTTATCGACCTCGCGCAAGCCGGAATCGTCTCACGTAGAGAAGTGCGTGGGCGCGGCTATGAGTACACTTTGGTTGGCGTTGAAGGAAGAGAAAGTCAAACAATTCTCACAGATTATAGAAAAACAGCCTCAAAAAAGCCTTTTTCTGAAAATGCTACCCCTACCAGTTTTGGTAGGGGTATAGATAACCATCAAGATTTTAAAGATAATTTTTTAGACACCCCTACCAGTTTAGGTACCCCTACCAAAACTGGTACCGGTACCGATTTAGGTACCCCACCCCTACCAGTTTCGGTACCCCACCCCTACCAGTTTAGGTACCCCACCCCTACCAAAACTGGTACCCGAATCTACCAAGAACCGATCAAGAACCGATCAGAGAACCTAGAAGAGAGTGTGCAGACGCACACACGCACTCGCTCACAGAAGCCGAAGCCACAAAAGCTCACGTTCGGGGAATATGCCAACGTCAAGCTCACGGCAGAAGAACACGGAAAGCTCATAGCAGCCTACGGGGAAGACAAGACCGCCGATGCCATCGCCTTCTTGGACATCCATCTCGGGGCCAGAGCAGGGAAAGACCCGTACAAGTCGCACTATCTGGCTCTCCGCAAGTGGGTTTTCGATGCCGTTGAGGAGCGCAAAGCCAAAAAGCAAACCGTTCCTAGCGGGCGAACACAAGCCCCTATGACGGCGAGACAGGCGGAAGCTGCAAAACGCGGCGAATGGGCAAAACAAATTTTGAAATTCGATGAGGTGATGAAAAATGGCGAGCTTGCAACTGTTGGCTTTGGAACTGAGCAAGGCGTTTGTGCTTTATCGGCAACCGATGCCGGAACGGGAAGAGTTCGAGCTGTTGGTCAAGACTTGGAATGAAGTATTGGCTAACGTGGGTGATAATGAGTTTCGGGGCGCTATGCGCCGTGTTGAGGCTAAATCAAGCTTTTTCCCAGTCCCGGCAGACATTATGCGGCAGGTGGAAGAGGCACGAAAGCAGATACCAACCGTGAGCCGTGAGGCCTTGCCGGAAACCGCGTTGACGTTCGACGAGCGTTGCGAAGAGGGCGCCGACTGGTGCGCGAAGATTCTCGCCAACCTGCGCGGCAAGATGGACGTCCGCAGGCAGGGGAGGCCGGATATGCCCTTGAACGAACAGCTTGCCCATCTCCGGGCGTTGGGGATGGAGCAGTGACAGCCTACCGCTTTGTCCTGAACTGCATCCCCACGGCACAGGCCCGAGTCCGGCACGCCGTCCGTTGCGGGCACAGCGTCGCCTACAAGTGCGCCGGGCAGAAGAGCGCGGAAGCCGTGCTTGACGTTCTGCTTTCGAAGTGTGCCCCGGAAAAGCCTCTAGACGGGCCTCTCGTGCTCGAATTTGTCGCGGGGATGCGATACCTACATCGACCCCGAAAAAACAACGAGAGGCCATGTTGCGCGGCGAAATCGCCCACACGAAGAAACCGGACTTAGACAACATGGCAAAGCAGCTCAAAGACGCCATGTCGCGCACCGGGTTTTGGAGGGATGACAGGCAGGTGGTGTCCCTACGCTGTTCAAAACGCTATGCCGCCGTCCCGCATTGGGAGGTAGCCGTGTACACACAGGAGGAAGCGCAATGAATGAACGGAAATTGCTGTGCGGGTGGAAGCGCATCACTGAGTACACCGGAGTTAGCCGACTGCTCATGATCCGCTACGCCTACCCCGTCCACGACTGCGACAGGGCAACTCATCACGGGTACGGCGTCTGTGCCTATACCGACGAGCTTGACGCCCACAAGGAGGCTACCAGTGCATAACATCGACATCACGATACTTGGTGAACAGGCTCTTGCGGCACTCATGCAGCGGCTGTCGGAAGCACGCGGGAAGCACCCTGTTTTCGCGGAGGGCAAATACCATGCGCTCGGCGTTATCGGGGAGGAGTACCGTGAGCTTGTATACGCCGTTGAGCACGAAACTCCGGAGCGTATCCGCGACGAAGCCCTCGATGTAGCTGTGACCGCACTGCGGCTATGGCTTGGGGAACACAAGGTTGGTGCTCATGAGTGACGTGTGGGTGAGCCAGTTCGAACTGTCAGAGGCCATCGGTGACGTGGGGGCGGTCATCCTCTGCGCACAGTGCGGTGGACGTTCATACTTTATCCCCCGGAAGCCCACAGGTTTTCTTCTGGAGTTGCTTGGTCGGCAGCGTATGGCGGCCCTCTGTACAGAATTTGGGGGGATGCAGATCGTCGTGCCCAACCTGCGCCGTGGTGAACCGTTCAAAGGACGTATCCTGTCCCGTCTGGAAGCAGGGGAGAAGCCGGACGCCATCGCCGAAGCCCTTGGCGTGACCACCAGGTACGTCCGTCGGCTCAAAAAGCAGCTTTGCGGGAACCCAGAACCACAGCAGCAATATCGGCTGTTGTAGAATCTTGTTCACGGTGTCCTCCCCCTATTCTCTTGTGCGAGAGTGGACGCAGGAGGATATTTTTTATGGCTGTTCTTTCCTTGCGCCACTTCTCCCCGGTCGAATTCCGCTGCAAGTGCGGGTGCGGTGCGGGCATGGAGAAGATGGACGCCGACCTGCTCCAGATGCTCGACGAGGCCCGCAAGTTTGCTGGCATCCCGTTCCCCCTTTCTTCCGCGTACCGCTGCCCGAAGCACAACAAGGCGGTCGGCGGCGTGCCCACGTCCTCCCATACT